CCGTGTTCCCAATGGGCTTCCAATTGAAGTTTCCCATTCTCATACCAACGTTTCTCTACCCCGTGTTTTTTCCATTGTTGGTATTGGACTTCCACATAAGGCCATCCGTTATCATGCCATCCTTTCTCAACGCCATGTATTTGCCCTTGTTGATATGGAATTTCCCACCAAGGTTGTCCACCATCATACCACCATTTCTCAACCCCGTGTCTTTGTCCTTGTTGATATGGGACTTCCTTTTGAAGTTGTCCATTTTGATACCAATATCTTACAACATAGCTTTTTGTTTCTATGTCAATATCACTTATAGTAATAGGATTGTCATATTTATCCTGCCAATGAATTCCTTTTTCATCTTTATAAGTTAGCCCTGATAGCCAGGCTGTGTAAGCGTCGTGTAGTAAGTTCATTGTTTCATTCCGTGTTCCCAATGGGCTTCCAATTGAAGTTTCCCATTCTCATACCAACGTTTCTCTACCCCGTGTTTTTGCCCTTGGTACCATGGGGTTTCCTCTTGAAGTTTTCCGTTCTCGTGCCACCATTTCGCGGTCCCGTGTATTTGTCCTTGTTGGTATGGAAATTCCTTTTCGAGCTTTCCGCTTTCATACCACTGTTTCATAACGCCGTGTATTTGTCCTTGTTGATATGGTATTTCCTCTTCAAGTTGTCCGTTTTCATTCCACCACTTCTCAATCCCGTGTATTTGTCCTTGGCAAACTGGGATTTCCGCCTTAAGTTTCCCATTTTCATACCACCGTTTCTCTACCCCGTGTTTTTGCCCTTGGTGAAATAGGATTTCACTTTCAAGCTGTCCATTCTTGTGCCAATATCTTATAACATAGCTTTCTGTTTCCGCATTTACATTGCTTATGGTAACATGGTTGTCATATTTATCCTGCCAATGAATTCCTTTTTCATCTTTGTAAGTTAGCCCTGATAACCAGGCTGTGTAAGCGTCGTGTAGTAATGTCATTCTATTCTCCCTACACCGGAATCAAAGAAATTCCAATCGTATCGGATATATTATTCGGTACTGACCAGTATATTTTCATATTTCCACGACCAAATACACTTGACTCTACCCTATAACCAAGTTTTTTCAATTCATATTTTACATCATACCATACGACATAAGAACCAAAGAACTCCCAATCGTATTCTATCTTAAATTGTCCGCTATCCTTCATTGCCATTATGTCTTTTTCTATCTGTTTTAATTTCTGTGGAACCATTTCATTCCTTAATTTTTTAAACTCAAAGCTTGTCGTTAATTCTCTAGCTTCTTTTGCTGTGATCATTTTTCACCTCTATTGGCCCTTATGCGTTCTTTTTTAATAAGCCTTCTTATTAGTTTGGATCGGGTCATCCCTAACTCTTTACAATACTTATCGAGCCATTCAATAAGCATGTCGCCTCGCTTGAAATTAATGGACACTGCAGTATATTTATCTCTATCCATTTTCTTACTACTCCTTTCCTGGGCTGGGCAATGATTTGATATAGTTCAAAAAACTCTTCATTATATTTTTGTCGGCATCCTTTACATTGATGCTCACGCAATTCAAACACTGTGAGTGCCAAACGGATGCCTTATATCCTTGATCAGGCGTGAGCATTACTTCTGCTACATAACCATTTGAATATCGATACTTCTTTGATTTAGATTTCATTCTGTTTCCTCCAATAATTTACATTCACTAAATATCCGTTCATTTTCTATTCTCCTTTTCTAATGGTAGCGACCGAATACGCTCTAAAAAACGCGCCAAACCCATATCGTCTAAATCGGTGGCGTTGAGAATAAAATCTGGGTCAAATCCTGTCGTGACTAAAGCACAATACTTATCTTGGCCAAAAGTGATCTCGACGTCATAACCGTTCGGATATCGATACTTCTTTGATCTTGTCATTTAATAACCCTCTACATATACATATCTATATTGATAGATTTCTGATTGCTCAAACCTGGACCAAGGTAACGGCTGGCTCCGCCACCCATTTAATAAACAAATTAAATGGTGTTATTTATAGCCGGGATTAAATAAAAAGTGGAACTTTTACCCGTTTAATATATATAGGGGTAAAAGTTCAATAATTTGTTATTTAAGTTTTATATCATGTTCTTTAATATATTTTCTTATTGCTCATCATATCTACCATTTCATTAAACGCTTCTGTAATGTCGGCACAAGTATAAATAGCGTCATGAACGGTGAAATAAGGCTCTGTAAGCGATTTACAAAAGCCAAACACATAATCAGCCTCAATACGCTGTATTTCTTGTGCTACGGCCTTGTAGCCGTGCTCTTGCTTGTGTTTGATTATTGCTTGCCATATCGTTGGAAACCAATCTTTGTAGACCTCGATATATCTGTTCTCCCATTGCGGCCTGCCAAACATCGTAGACAGCAACGGTATTTTCATGTCGTTTCGAGTTTTGTTTGTGCCATATTTTTTATTGTATCGATTACAAAATTCTGTATAAAAGTCCTTATTAACTATCGCTTTAATATACTCTTTATATTCATCTTGATTAATGTCCTTATTATTTAACCATTTTATTAGACATCTTGGCTGACTTGTTGGAATGTCAAACTCAAAAAGTAGTCCACATAATGAAAGAACTTTCTCTCCTTTCTTTCCTGGGTTATAGGAACACATATTATAATTATTATAGTTAATATAACTATTTTTTATAAAGCAGGTAAAATTGTCTCTAATTATAGATGGTAGATTAGTCATAGGTGTGTGCTCTCTCCCATATCTATCTTCTATTAAATAGGCTTCTTTATTGTTGATTAATATACACTTGAATAATATAAGTTGTTTTTCGTAATTAGAGAGAGCCCGCCCTGCTTTGGTTGTAGGATTAGATTTAAGCCAAGATCTAACGGCGGGAAGATTAATATTTATGGATTTGAGATATTCGAGTCTTTGTTTTTGCTCAAATGTATAATTCTTTTTTGATTTGATCAATAAGCGATTATATGAGTTGATTATACTCTTCTTTGTAAGTTGGTAATATCTCAAATTGCCTCGGACGATCCTATATCTTTTTGTTTGTCCGTGCGTCTCAAAATGCCAATATTTGTGATTAATTTCTATTATATTTAGTTGCTCAAATAGGTCAATATACGGCTTATATTGTTGGTGAATGCTTCTTAAATATTTCTTGCTCAACTCTGCCCATCTATTCGCATCAACGGCGTCCCAATCTATGAACAAATCACGGCGCTGGATTTGCCATAATATCCACATGGCCGTCTGTTTATTGTAGCGTTGAAAGGCTGTATCAGGGAGTTTATTTACTGCTTGTTGTGGTAGGAATATCGTTATCATGTTACTATCTCTCAATTTGATTTGGCTTTTATTATCGAGCACTCGAAAAAGCCAATAAAACGAGCCAAAATACCTGAGATAGTTAGGTTGCTCTATTTTATTGCACGGTAGTAAATCGTGCATATTTACTATTACACTGTTGCTATGACTTGATTAATCGGAAAATCATAAAAATGCATCCTACCTATACATTCATATATTGATAGATTGCTTTTATTTTTGTTAATTCAGATCTATCAATAATTACGACTATTATTGAAGGAAATTAACTATGACCAAGTTTGTATTTGATAGTTCGCTAAAAGGGCCACTCAGCAACGGCCCGGTCCCAGACAGGGCATTCAAAGAGTCATTGCCTGGCCTCGATCAAATTGCCGATAACCTGCAAAGTGCAATTTCCTTCGATGCGATGAAGATCAAAGAAAAGTCCAAAACAGAAAGTTTAAACGCGGGCGAGAGAGAAGGAATAGCGAAACTCACAAAGTCATTACGAGATATCGCATCATATCGAAAGGAAGCACGAGCCAATGATAAATGGTCATCTTTGAGTGATGAGGAAGTGTTAGATTACCTATTAGCATACATTGCTGAAAATCCAAATCTGAAAGAAAAAGTAATAGAGAGATTACTAACTGATGAAACAGACAACATTAAACCAAAATCAAACAGAAAGCGACAACGTAAGTATATGGATTCGGGAACCAGTAGAGAGTGACTGGAACAGGATTAAGTCAGACTGGTTACGTTCATACAAACACATGGGTCACAATCGATGGCTCACTTGGCAATACTACAAATCACAGCAACGCCAAATCATCTCCAATATATTGAAACGATCGCAAATAAGAGTTGCTTGTTTCTCAGACCAGCCCAACAATATTATCGGTTGGTTGTGTTACGAGTCTATCAAAATTGGTGCCACTGACGTAGATATAATTCACTACATCTACGTAGCAGCACGATATCGAGGTAAAGGTGCAGGCAAGTTTCTTTTGGCGAAAACTAATGCCTTAATAAAAAATCGCACAAACAAAGTGCCAAGATTATATTCGAGCCATGCAGGGCCATTCATTCAATTCATGCAAAACAAAGTAATGGTAATTTTTTTGCCGGAGCTAGCAACAAACGATACCAGTGGGATAATTTTATGAAAATATTAAAAAACAAAACATACAAGCTTAAGACAGTAGATTTAGGATTCCAAGCCAGAATAATAGGCACGCGACAAACGCTTACCCGATTCACTGTTGGGCTCGATTGCGTCAAAGAAATGCTTCTAACAGGAGATTACATTTCTGTCGAGATGTCCGGCCCACGCGTAGCAGAACCATTTATTTTTATACCTGTATGTCAGGTACAGTCATTCATACTTGAACCGGAGATTACCAACGAATAAATGAAACCCGAGGTACGTAGAGCACTAGATACATATCTGCGACGCAATATGTCGCAAGAGCAGCTTCCCACCACAGACAAGCCAGCACAACCAAGGCTTGGTTTCATGAGTGAGTTGTTTCCATTCCAAAAAGACATTATCTATGATCCAGCCCGTCTCAAATGCTTATGCTTTGGTAGACGTTCCGGCAAAACATATATTTTGAAAGCTGACGCAGTAAGAATATCAGAGGAAAATCCAGGCGTAATTTGTTGTTTCGTTGGCCTCACAAAGGGACACGCCAAGGATTTAATTTGGAAGGAGCTAAAAATATTCGATAAGAATTACTCGTTAGGATTACACTTTAATGAACGAGACTTGACAGCTACTTTTCCTAACGACAGTGCAATCCATTTGTGTGGTGTAGCAAAAGAGCAAGACATAGAAATTCTACGTGGATTAAAACCAAAGATGGTAGCATTCGATGAAGCACAGTCAGAGCGTATAGGCAATTTAGAATACATAATCGAAGAAATTGTAATGCCTACTCTATCAGATTATGAGGGCACACTGTATCTTTCGGGAACGCCAAACTACTCTTGCACTGGTTATTTTCACAAGATTTGGAACAATAAAGATAACTTTAAGAAATGGCATTCAACTATTTTACAAAATCCGAAGTTTCCGGCCTGGTCAGATCTCAGAATGATACCAAAATGGATAACAAAAAGAATGAAAGACGAGCAAGTCAATATAAAATCCAAACCCGCCAAGCAAAAGTGGCTAAGAGAAAATTGGGAAGTCCTAGCCCCCGAATGGCTAGAACGTGAAATGACCACTTACGGTATTTCCATGACCTCTTCTCGCTTCAAGAGAGAATGGCTGGCGGAATGGACGAGAACAAGGGATTCACATATTATAATCTTCAATGATGACCTAAACACATTCGAGAAGCTACCTGACAACAAATACAACTACGTCCTAGGGGCAGACTTCGGAACCAAAGATCCAGTTGCTCTGGTTATTTGTGCTTACGCTAACGACGACCCCAACTTCTATGTTATAGATGTGTTTCAACAGGCAGGAATGGCTTTTCAGCAAGTTATGGCCAAGGTAAAGGAGCTAGACAATATCTATGCCTTCGAGTCCATTCAAGCAGATCCAGGCGGCGGCGGAGCACAGTACGTCCAAGACATCGAGGCCCAGTATGGATTACCTATTGAGGCGGCATACAAGAGAGATAAGCCAGAGCACATCGAGTTGTTATCTTCCGAATTTCAGGCCGGCCGAATAAAAATACACAAGAGCCTAGCCAATTACATAGACGAGATAAGACGATTGCGCTGGCTAACCGCAGAGCGAAAGAAAATAACAGGAGGCCCGGACCACTTCTTTGATGCCCTGCGCTATGCCCACGTCTCAACTCTGGGCATTAGAGAACGTCAAGAGCGCAAGGTCCCGGGTTTCTTTCAGCGGTATTGGGAAAAGCGACAACAAGGTCCCAGAACGCCAGAGGACAAATACATAGCCGACCTATTCCAAACCGACTCGGCGTTTTCATTGGAGGCTGAATAAAATGTTAAAACGGACGGAAAATAGAATAAAAGAATTAATAGATGAAAAGACAGAGAAATTAGAGAAGATAGATGAGCAATTAAAAGATCTATTAATAAATAACAGTTATAGTGTAGAGGATATAAAAGATCTAATTTCTTTTATTAAAGAACACTCAATACCACATGTAAGATTAAAGGTAGATAATATAGAATTAGAAATAGTAGGAGAACCTCCCATGCGAAATGATATGGAAGGTGAAGAAAGATCAAGAAACCCATTTGGCCTAACAGACGATCAAATAAGAACCGCGGCAGGAAGGGATTGGTAATAAATAAATAGGCCTAATATAAAGCATATACGTTATACAAGATATACATAAAACTAAAAGCATATATGTATAGAAAACATTAAAAATCAAAGCATATAGATTATACAGATATACATAAACATTAAAAATAAAAGTATATTACAAGATATACATAAAAATAAAAGCATATAGGTATAAAAAACATTAAAAATAACAGGCGAATAAATATAACAGCGTTGATTGTGTGGTAAGAAAAGTCGCACCACACCCGCTCACAAAACACTACACGGACACATATTTAATCACATAAACTCACATCCAGGGCAGACCAGCCAAAATCAATCCAATTCCAGAGAGATCACGTGGCAATAACCTATGAAAATAACCCTTTTCATAGATGGCCATAGAAAGCCCGTAGATGGCCCGTAGAAGTCCATAGGACCATAGAGGTCATCTCGACCCACAAAGAGCTCACAGGGCAATTGTGGGCCATTTCGACACGGTTCTAGCGTGTATGGAACATAGAGACCAGTGTAATAGCATATAAGTTAATGTAGGGAAAAGTAAGATAAGATTAATGTAAGGACATATAAATTAATGTAGGGATAGGTAGGATAAGATTAATGTAAGGACATATAAGTTAATGTAGGGATAGGTAGGATATATGAATACACGGAGCAAGGCGATCACCGACCCACCCCTACCCTATTATACCCAATATAACGGCTCTGACATCGATTTGAAAATTGGCTTTTAATATAACTAAATAATACGGAGATTTATTAATGCTCTATAACTTGTGGTGGAAGGCAGAAAAATCCGAAGTGCACACAGCAATATGGAATATCTGTCAAACGCTTAAAGACCAGCAACATGATCGCATAAAGGAAGACATCATACACTTAAAACAGTATGGCAACATAGATATATCGTCTGTGTTATCAGGTAGTATATTAGAAGCTAAAACGGTAAATAAAGAAGCACGAGCCAAGCGCAATATTATCTTTTCCGCTATTGATACTCTGACCTCCAAGATCGCCCAGAAAAAGCCTAGACCGTTCTTTAAGCCATATTCCAACGATTTTGAAGTGTCTAACAATTGCGAAGTGCTTACCGATTATGTCACAGGATTGTTTCAGAGTCTTGGTATCTATAAGCAGACTCGAGAAATTTTTAGAAACAGTGGTTGGAAAGGAGAAGCACATTTAAAAATATGGGTCGAAAACGACGAGATTAAGACGGAATCAGTGTTTCCTTTAGAGGTGTGGGTTGACGCATTTGAAGCAATGACAGGAAACCCTAGGTCCATGTATCAGGTAAAAACGGTGCCCAAAGAAGTATTGATGGCACGATTTAAGAATAAGAAAGGCGAAATAGAGACTTCTGCCTGTAACATTAATAACTTTTGGATAGAGTCTCACGCCGAGTTTATTGATGTTGTAGAGGCTTGGCACCTACGTTCTGGACCAGACGCAAAAGATGGCCGACATGTAATCGCTGTAAGTGATGGTTCTTTAATAGACGAACCGTGGGAATATGATTTCTTTCCGTTTGTTACTTGGAGGTGGAAACAGCGTGGCCTCGGTTGGTACGGCATGGGAATAGCCGAGCAGTTAGACGGCATACAGACCGATATTAACTTAATGATGCTTTCTATTCAGCGCAACCTACATCTTAACTCTCAACCATATTGGTGGATTCCTACTAATGCCGAGATACCGGTTGGAGCAATCAATAATGAATTTGGTAGAATTATACGGTCTCGACAACCACCTAAACTTTTCACTTTTCAACAAATGCCGTCTGATTTTTATCAATGGTTGGCTTTACGCAAACAAGAAGCTTTCGAGGAAATTGGGCTTAGTGAATTATCTGTTGCTGCTAAAAAACCAGCGGGTCTAGAGTCTGGCGTTTCCTTACGTGAATACGCCGATATTGAAACCGAGCGATTCAAAGAAGTAGGTTTGGATTGGCAAGACTTCCACGTAGAAATTGGCAGACGGCTAGTTATTTTATCGAAGGAGATAGCCAGCAATTATGATTTCGTAATGCCGTCTGTGAAGCGTGATATTTTCTCGAAGATCATTTGGGAAGAGGTAGATTTGAGTAGCGATAAGTATCAAATGGTAGCTTATCCTACTTCTTCTTTGCCTAGCCGGCCAGAAGGACAATTAGCGTTTATTGAACAAATGCTAAAGATGCAACTTATCAAAGACCCTGAGATAGCTAGAGACTTATTAGATTGGCCAGACTTGAACAAATATAATGACATGCATTCTGGCTTGAATGACGCTGTAAAGCAAATAGTGGACCGTATAGCCAAGACAGGCGAATACGAGCCACCGGATCCTTTGTTTCCAGCGGATCATTGTTTGTCTTATGCTCTTATGGTTTATGGCCGTATGAATGTAGAGAAATACCCAGAATTAAATAAACAGTCAATCCGTGAATGGATTAACGATTGTCAAGAAATGATAAGAGAAGCCCAAGAAGCCCAAGAAGCGCAAGCAGTGCAAGAAGCCCAAGAAGCGCAAGCGCCTGAGGCTTTGAATACACCAGGGCAACAAATGCCACAATAATATAATGGAGAAAAATAATGGCCGACAATAATAATGAAACAGAGACTAATAGTAACGATCAAGAGTTAGACCTTGAAGCACAAGAATCCCAAATAGCCAAGGAATTTTTGCAACAATTAAATGGTTTACCTGAAGACCTCGAAAGTGAAAACGAAGAAGTTGAATCTACTGAAAATAAAAGCGACGAGTTAGAGGAAACCGAGCCTGATGATAAATCAGAAGTAGCAAAACCCGGCAATCTAGACGCAAAGGCTTTTGTGGCCGCACGTAGAGCACAGCGGGAGAGAGATGAGATAAGCAAAGCACATACAGCCAATCAATCTGAATTAGAGAAAGCTAAAGGTGAATTAAAGAGATATATGTCACTTCAGGATAATCGAAATCCGGGAGAAATATTATCTACCTTTAATTTGTCACTCAAAGACATATCAGACTGGTTAGAGGCTGATGGGAACATAGATAAAATGGCCAATATGCCTAGCAAAGAAGTGCAGGCATTACAAAATAAAGTGGCCGAATTAGAACAAGACAGGCAAAATCGAGCGCAGGCAGAACAACAAAGATTAGAACAAGAGCAGAATGATTTAGTCCAAAAACTATACAATGACGTTCAAGTGGTTATTGACGAAGGTGATTATCCGTGCTGCAAAGCATTAAACGCTGGTGCTGTGGTATTATCCCGAGTAAACGAACATTGGTTAGAAGATCAGACCATACTTGAATATTCTGATGCCACCAGTGCCATAGAAAATGAAATCCTTGAAAGTCTAAGGTCCATACCGAAAGAAACACTTTTCGCAAAATTATATCCAGAGGAAAATACACAAAAGGAAGTTACTCCAGGCAAAAAGAGAGCAAAGCAAACAGACAAAACACAGACGAATACATTATCTAATAGTCTATCATCGGATTCAGGTACTCAACTTAATTTAACCGATGCATCAGACGAACAACTAGCAAAACAAGAAGCCCGGCTTCATGCACAGTGGCTTCGCGAAAATACTTAATATAATAAGGAGTAACTACAATGGTAGCAACTGCAACTCTAAGTGCATATTTCGATAATATGCTAAAAGTCTGGTATCCGCCTAAGGTCGATTTCCAGGAACTATATCAAAACAATCCAACTATGGCCCTTACCAAAAAAAATGAAAAATGGCGAGGTCTAAATACTCAGTTTCCCGTTATGTATTCAGACGGTAATCAGGCTGTAGCAAGTGATTCAACTGCTCTTACCGCTTCTCAGACACCACTATTTACCAAGTTTACTGTGGAACCAGCTGATGTATACAACCGTGGTATTTTGAGCCGTAAAAGGATGCGTCAATCAATGGGTAACGTCGGCGCGTTCCGTGACAACGTAAAGATGTACATCGATGCAACTAAAAGAATGCACCGCCGGGCTCTTGCCGATGTCTGGTTTGGAGATGGCGGAAACTATACTGGCCGAATATCTGAAATTTCTTCAGACGGCAAGACCGTTACATTAACAGAGAAGACTATGGCCTGTAACTTCCAGGCTGATGACTATATTGGTTTATCAAGTGATCCAGGCACTGGCTCTTTAAGAGGTTCACCAAGTTATGCCCAGATCGCTGGTGTAAACGTCAATAGTGGTCAGCTTTCTTTTGCGACCGCTATTACTTCTTCTATTAGTGGTGCATCGGCATCCGACTATGTATTTCTCAAAGGTCGTCATAATAACGCTATTGCTGGTATTGGTGGTTGGATTCCTTCTGTTGCTCCAGGTAATGGTGATTCCTGGCAAGGTTCAACTGACCGATATAAGCATCCTACAAGATTAGCTGGCCACCGCTTTGATTTCACTTCTCAAAGCCCAGCCTTGCATGAAATGATTATTGAATCTGTAGCACAGTTAGTTGGGCGTGAAGAATCAAATGCCGATCTTATCGTAATGTCCCATAGGAATAGAGCTGAACTGCAAAAGTCATTACAGGCCGCAAGAGTTTATAATGAGCCAGGAATGAAAAAAGCATCAGGTAATGGTGCTACAGTTGGCTTCAAGACTATTCAATTCTCTGGCACAAAAGGCGGCGATCTTGAAGCTATCGCTGACCGTGGTTGTCCAGACAGTAAGATCTTTATTCTAGACATGTCAACGTGGGAATGGAACTCAACTGACCCAATCGCACAGTTAGTTGACGACGACGGAAATGTTCTTTCTCGTGTTTCTGGTTATGACCAAATGGATTATTACTGTGCAACTTATGGGAACCTTTGTTGCAAGAATCCAGGAGCCAATGGGGTAATCTTACTATAAGGTAAAGAGCACAAAATAACTAATAGGAGTAAAACATAATGGCTAATAAATTTCCTTATGCTCTCGAAACCCCAAATAGACACGAAGTCCGTGTCGTGTTTAACTTTGCGTCAGGAGCCGCAGAGGATGACACTTTCCCGACAGGTGACGACGGTTACGAGAACATTTACGATAATGACTATGATGCCGATGGTTATGGTAGTAGATATGAAGTATTCAGAACGGGTAAAGGGACTTATCATTTAATCCTTCGTGACCAATTCGAGAGAATTGTTCGGGTTAGTGGTGAGGTAGTTCCTTCAAGTGACGAGGTATTAATTGTTGTTCCAGAATATCCGTTGAGTCAGTCTTTGCAAGCTGATGGATATGCCGAACCGCAACAGACTCGGGTCATACTCAAGATACTTAATACTTCTGCGGCTAGAACTGACCTTGGCCACGACGAAAGGGTAACAGGTGAAGTGGTTCTAAATAACGCTGTGGTTGATAGTCCAATTTGGTAAAGGAGGCGAAACATGGAATTAATATTTTCTCCCGGGTCGCCTCCTAAAGGCAAATATGACAAAAAAGAAGGCAAAGAAAGCAAAGATGGTTTAGAAGACCAAGTAAAATCCTTTGCTAAAGATTTTGTACAAGCCGTCCAAGACGGTGATGTTGAATCTGTTGCTGATATACTAATGGCTGTAATAGAGGCCGCCCGAGGATAAAAAATATGGCAAATGTTGCTTTGAGTACTCTACGCACGCGTATCAGAGAACGCAGTGGTTTACAAGATACAAACGTAGTGTCTGATAGTGAATTGAACACTTATATCAACCATTCAATTGCTGATTTGATTGATATGGTTGAAAAGACCGACACTGATTTGTATATGACCAGCGCGACTTGGACTTCTGATGGATCTGATGCGTATTCACTTCCCGATGATTTCTATAGTTTGCGTGGCGTGGAGTACCAAAGTGGCAGTAATTGGTATAGTATGGATAAGTATACTTGGGAAAATAGAAATATACGTAGTATTAGTTTACCGTCTGTGCCATACGGTTATAGGGTATATGGTTCTAATATTGGAATTATTCCTACACCATCATCTGGTGACGTTTTTAGGATATGGTATATAAAGCTACCCGATATATTAGAACAGGATACCGATACTATTAATTGCTATAACTCGTGGGACGAGTTTATTATTGTTAGTTCGGTTATCAAATGTCATGAAAAAATGAATGATATAGAAATGGTCACGACTATGTATAACCAACTATCTAGGATTACCGATAGAATTACATCGTCTATGACACGTAGGGACGTTTATAGGCCGGAGCGAGTCAATGACGTATGGTCACGTGATAGTGAATATTGGTGGAGGTAAATGAAACAGTTTCATAGTCTTCCTATTTTTGCTCAGGAGAATATTACAGAAAACAAGAATATACGTAAATTACAAAATTCTCTTGAGGAAACTTTGGTCCAGCTTACAAACAGTCTAGCGTTTACTGTTGTAGATGACATATTACAAATAAAGAGCAAGCTAGGGGTTGGTACTTCTGAGGTTCCAGTAGATAATATTGGTTCAGCTATAGTAGTATTACACGGTACAGACTCAAGCGTAGACGGGCCACATTTCCAAGTTACTACCACAAAAGATAACTATCCTACACTTCAACAATTAAATTGGTCGCACGACAATATTAATTTTGCTTTCGACGCTTTCTATAATGGTGCATGGAAATCTTCGGACGCAGGAAGTAACTTTCTTTTTGCTAAGAACAACGATACTTTAGCCTGGAAGTATGATTCAAATGTTGCCCAAGGTGAAACAGTTTCTTGGAATAATGGAATAGTAATGGATAATGCTGGTAATGTAGGCATAGGAACTACTCCAAGTTACCCATTACATTTGACTACTTCTTCGGGCACAGACGCAGAAATAAGAGCACAAACGGCAAATGGAAGTGATAATGCTAAATTAACTCTTTTAGCAGCTGGAAATCAAGAATGGCATATAGAATCAGATAGAAGTAACAATCTTATGCAAATAGGTAGTTCCGTTCGTGAAAGTATTAAGATTAATGGAAGTAATGGGATTGTCACATTGCCGACTGGTTATTTAAGCGTTGGTGATAGTTCTAAATCAACAGAAGCGGTTGCCGTAGAAATAGGTGGCGGTAGAACAGACAATGGTTATGCCTTGATAGACTTGGTTGGTGATACAACATACACTGATTATGGGTTAAGAGTTGCTCGCTTAAATACTGGAGCGAATACAACGTCTACTATAGAACATCGCGGCACCGGAGCTTTAACTTTAAACGCAATAGACGCTGGTACAATAGGTTTTTACACAAACAATACTTTTGCCGCAACTATTGATAGTTCTCAAAATGTAGGTATAGGAGTTAGTCCTAGTTACAGATTAGATGTTGCGGATAACGTGGCCGACTGGGTGGCTAACTTTTTTAACGATGGTAATAGTTCAGAAAGAAACGGTATTAAAGTTCAATGTGGCGCGGATGACCAATCTACTGGCGCACATTATTATTTTGGTGCTTATGATGGGGACGGCCAGGCCGAAGGTTATTTGCGCGTTGCAAGTGGCACCTTTGAATTAATCCAGGCGTCGAGTGAAAAACGAAAAACCAATATAACTTTTTCTAACACCGTTGCTTCTGATATTTTATCAAAATTACAGATTAGACAGTTTAATAGAGTTAAAGATAATATGATTGGTGATTCTCATAGGTTCGGGTTTGTGGCTGAGGAAGTAGAAAAAATATTTCCAGAGATGGTAGCAATTGGCCCGTGTGGTGGAAAGTTTATATCAGAATCCAGATTGATTAGTGTGCTGGTGAAAGGTTGGCAAGAATTGAAAAGAGAAGTTGACGATCTAAAGGAACAACTTGATATATGCAAAAACAATCAATAGACATATCATTCATTAATGGTGTTCACCAAGAGATAGCAGAGGAGGTATTACCTCCTGGACAACTTACCAAGTTGGAGAACATGTATTTTAATAAGACTGGCAAATTGTCCAAGCGTCAAGGTTATAATGTTCTATCTAACGAAACAACAGACGGTTATACGGAGATTACTGATAGCAACAAAATTATCGTCAACAAAAATGAATTGCTTATGACTACTGACACCACTTTGTATAGTTACAATGAATCATTACAACGATGGATAGACCAAGGGTCATATGCTCCTATATCCGTAGACATAACCGACGTGCTAGGTGGTACGGTTCAGAAGAGGTATTATTCCAATGTTGAATACGTGAGTGGCCATTATATTTATGTCTATTATACCAGCACAGACCTTGGTGTTGCATCAGGATGGTATTATTCAATTCAAGAGGCGTCTACTGGTAATTTTGTTAAAAAGGATATTGAATTAGAAGACATAACAAACGAACAACCCGTTCGCTTGGTAAAAATAGGTGATAATGTTTGTCTTGTATACGCTTCCAATTCTCTTGCTGGATACATTAGAGCACTTGTAATAGATATGGGAAATCCACACCTAAACGGCTTTATTATTAACTTAGCAACCGACGGTGTTTCTGATGCTGGTGATAGGGATTTTGATGTCTGTGAAATAAGCGATAGTGACGCCTTTCTTGCATATACAATCTCAAGTGGCACAAATGCTCTTATATTTAACACGGCTGGTGCTACGGCAACCGATTATAATAATGGCACAGAATATGGTTCGATCAGTGTAACCAAAGATGATAGTGATAACTTTTTTATTTTTGGCTATTCGAGCGGCAATGTAGAGACTGTAATTATATTAGATTCAACGCTTAATTTAGTAGCAACAACAGCAATAGAAACAAAGACTAATTTGCGTAGTATTCGCGCCGTTCCAGACGGATATGGAAATGTTAAAGTCTTTACCGAATTTCAAACAGTTGGCGGTACGTCGGATAAACAATATGTCAGGTTGTGTGTAGTCGACACAGAGGGAACGGTTTTAACTGCTCCACACGACCTATTTTTAAGTGTCGGCCTAGCGTCAAGAGCGTTTATTTATAATCACAGAGCGTATGTTTTCCTTGTGCATGAGCACCGCACTAATTTAGGAACCATAGGGCCGTTCTTGTTTCAGAATACTCTGTTTCTTGGCGACGAAGACGGTAATATTTTGGTCCGCACTTTGTCAGAGAAGGCTGGCAAGGTTACTACTTCGGCCGGATATCAATATAGTATATCAAATGTAATTGAGAAAGATACAGGTATCTATGAAGTTGTGCATGTAAAAAAAGGTGAGGCTATTGGGACACCAATTCTTGGTAAACAACCTGCAGACGGGTTGTGTAAAGTAACTTTAGACTTCACAAAAAATATGCCAAATGCAGTAGAATTAGGTAATCAATTGTTGATTCCTGGTGGTTATCTATATTCCTATGACGGACATACGATAACAGAAGGCGGCTTTCATTTGTATCCACAACGTGTTTCGTTATCTGCTACTACCGGTGGCGCCCTTAGTGAAGGAACATACTCATACAAAGTAATATATGAGTGGATAGACGCTAGAGGAAATATCCATCGTAGTGGGACGTCACCTGCTAAAACCGTAAGCGTTGCCGCACCAAATAACTCCGTTACGGTTACTGTGCCAACCTTAAGAATGACATCAAAAGAAAATGTTCTGATACAAATATACAGAACCACAGCAAATGGTAGCGTTTACAATCATGTTGGTTCAGTAGATAACGATAAAACTGTACACAGTACAACTTATACTAGTGATGGTATGTTAGATTGGGATGATTGCTATCCTTTGTATTCGGATTCAGAAGCCACTAACACAGCATATCCAGATTGCAAAGCGTTAGTAAGTTGGCAAAACAGATTGTTTGTGCTAGCCGAAAACAATGTAATTTATTTTTCACAACAAAGTCGTGAACAAGTAGGTGTATCATTCTTTTCTAAGGGATATCTTTTAACCGATCCAGACGGTGGCAAAATAACGGATATAGCACCATTTGCTGGTAGGCTAATCATAGCAAAAGAGAAAAAAATATTTCAGGTATATGGCACTGGTCCAACTATAAACGGGCTTAATTCACAATATAATGATCCTGAACCGATACCTTCTGATGTTGGTGTAAAGGATGGGTCACGTATAATTGTCTTTGGCAATGGTCTGTTATTACCATCACAACAAGGGTTATTCTATACCTCAGGCGGGCCCCCAGAATATATTGGTGGCCCAGTCGAGGATTATAAATCATATGACGTAGTTAATTCAGTTGTAGATGGTAATGACCAATTAATTTATCTGTTATTGGATGACTATCACACTATCTTGGTTTATGATATTCGGCGGCAACAATGGGCAGAATGGAAAGATCATAACGCATACGATATTAGTATATGGAATAACAATCTTGCATATTTGGACGTTGCAGAAAATGCTATTTACTATCAGGATAGCTCTTTCGTTGACTATGATACATACATAACAAGCAATGTAGCAACAGGCTGGATCAACCTTGGTGGTTTGATTAGGTTTAGCATATTATACAAAATATACTTGTTAGGAAAATATAAATCACCACACACATTGAATGTGAAGATCTATTATCCCGACGGTACAGACGAGACTATTACAGAGGATATAACGTCGGACCCAGGCGAGTATTTGTATATTATCAAGCCAGCAAAATATACAACGCGAAGTCTGAAGATAGAAATATGGGATAGCAATCATAGCGGAACTGGCGAAAGTTTCGAGCTATTAGGATTGCGCCCGATATACGGAATAAAACGGAAGACACACGGAAAACGAATGAGGGGTGTTTAATATGGCAGGCAGAAAACAAAAAAGAGCCGCCCAAAGAGCTATGGGAGCAGCGGCAAAAAGGGCTAAGGGATATTTACAAGCTGAGGCACCAGCTAATCTTGGTGTCGATGTATCTAAATTCAAAATGCCAAAAGAGCAGCAAGAGCGCTTTGACACAATGGCAATGGAAGCACAAGAACGTGAGGCACCGCAAGTAGGACAAACACAAGTGCAACGTACTAGTCAACCTAGTGGTATTGACCAAAGTGAGAAAGAGTTTCGACAGCAACAACAGCAATTGTATAACACTCTGCAAAGTAAGATAAGTCAGGGGTCGAACGCGCCATCTTTGGAAATGATGCAAGCATTTAACAGAGCAGCTAAACAAAACCGTGCTGCTGCCGGTAGTGTTAGCGCACGCAATAGAGACGCCGCTTTGTTACAAGCCGCAGATACTACCGCCAGTCTTCAGGGTGAGGCCGCAACACAACGTGGATTATTGGAAGAACAACAAAGACAAAACCAAATACAGAATCTTATGAATACATCCAATATACTGCAAGGCGCAAGAGCACAAGATGTAAGCATAGCAGGGTTACAGGCACAGCAAGACATTGAAGGGGCCAGAATAGCGTCACAAGAAAATATCCAGCAAGCACAGTTAAGACAGCAAGCTAATCTTGCTAATTTACAGTCGGCAATACAACAAGGCGCGTCCAATGACCAATTGATGCTTAATTTAATGAATCAAGGCTTTACTCGAGACCAGGCTGTTGCTCAAATAAACATAGCAAGTGAACAGTTGAAAGCTCAGAATTATGCCACGTCAATGGGTGCGGCAAGTGGCCTAGCAACACAAAAAAGCACAATGCAGCAATTAGCTCCAGCTATAGTTGGCGGAGTAGCTACATTGGGTGGTGCCGCATTAATGGCATCTGACCGCAAATTAAAAAAGAACATAAAACGCAATGAGAAACCTGCTAAAGAGTTTCTTAACGCTTTGAAGAATTATGACTTTCATTATAAATCACAGCGGTTCGGTGATAAGCATTATGGTGTAATCGCGCAGGATCTTGAAAAAACACGAGCCGGCCGGCAAATGGTAAGCAATACACCAGCGGGAAAAGTTATTCACGCGAATCCTGGTCCAATCCTAGCGGCTCTTGCGTCCATACATCGCAGACAAGAAGAATTAGAGCGCAAAATGGAGAAATAAAAACATGGCTACTTATCCATATGATGTAAAACTTCCAAAAGATTACGCATCTTATTTAGACATAGAGGCCGCCCCGTTCATAAGGGAAAACCCAGCTATTAATCTTGGTGTTGCTAATGTACAAGAGCAAAAGGAATATGACCGCCTTAAGAAGATCATAGAGGAAAACAAACAACTAACAACACAAGAAAAAACAAGATTATTACAAGAACAGGTTAAGCAATCGCACAAAGAATTTAGCAAGCGTTATGACGAAGGAATAGCAAAAATACGTGCACAAAGGGAGCAAGCAGCACAATTAGAATCTGAGGAAAAAGAGAAAAAAAATGTAGCAAGTGCATTAGACGCAGCTAGGAAAGCGATTGATAATGTAGCTGGATTAAATCTTGACGATACGCAAAAAGACATACTCCAAAAGGAAAGAATTATAAACGTGGCTAACAAATATAATATGAAGCCGAGCGAATTGTTAGCCCAACTAAACAAACCAGCGGAGCCAGTATCAGTTGGGCAACAGCAACAGCAGCAACCAATAATATCAGGCGAGCCTATACCACAACGGCTACTACAAAAATCAGCTTTGGCTTCATTACCATCAACTATTGGTAAGTTTCAAGGGCAACTGTGGCGATTAAAAAAACAGCACGAGACTGAATTAGCAGGCATAGAACAAAAGCAAAATGAAGCGTTAGCCAAGCAATCGTTGATATTAGATGAAGCACAATTACGTGGCGAATCAATCGCAAAAGAACGTGATGCTATTTATGAATCAGAGAAAGCACGTAGGCAACAGGAATTAGAAGACCAACAAAACGCAGAGAAAGAAAGGCAAGACATGTTGGCCAAACAGACTGCAAAATTACAAACACTACAAGATAACCTTGGTGACGCAAAAGTAGACCCGGATAGGTTTTGGGATAATAAGAGTACATTTGACCAAGTTAGACTTGTTCTTGGTGCTGCCTTAATGGAGGCTGGTGCTGCTTTCGGTGGCCCTGGCGGCGGCTTAAAAATTCTTAATGCTATGATCAATAGAGATATCGAAGCACAAAAAGCAGCTATTCAGAATAAGAGAGCTGGTGTAACAGCACAACAGAATCTTATCTCAATGACACGTGCTCAATTCTCAGACGATCGTGCGCAAGACGCTGCAGCAAGAGCACTCGCATATAACATTGTAGAAACGGAGTTAGATAAATTAGGAGCAAAGGCACAAAACGAACAAGTAAAACGAAATTATGCCACAGCAAAACAGGAGTTACAAAATAAGCGTATTGAACAAGAACAACAGGCATTGCAATACCAAGATGCTTGGAATAGACAAAACATACTTGATAGAGCCGCAATGGCCGAAACCAGAGCAAGTGTAGAGTCTAAAATGCGTGGCCAGGGTGAAGTTGCAATACCAGGAATGGCCGCAACTGGTGAAAAACAAATTAACAAAGAAGACATTAAGGAAATTTCAAAAACAAGGCCAGAAATAGTTAAAGCACTTACAATGCTTGACCGTATGGAAGCACATATAAAGAAATATGGGACTGAGATATTACCAACAGACGCCGCTAGACAAGGTAAAATGATGGGCAATGATTTTCAAATGTTACTTAAAGGGGAATCATTCTATAAACTAGGCATTCTATCTGAAAGTGACAAAGAGCTATTAGATAGTGTGTTTCCATCAGATATCAATCAATTTAGACAAGGTGTCGTACAGGGTGCTATTAATGAATGGCGCAACAAGATAATCACTGGCTGGCGCACAACAGCAAGACAACGTGGCTTTGCTGATAAAGAAATAGGCGCAACACAAAGTGTAGGATTTCAACAATAATGGATTTTAATGATCGGATAAATGACCCCGGTTTTGTTGCCGTGGTTTCTCCAAGTGGTCAGGTCGGCACTATTCCAAAAAATAATCTTGACCTGGCACAGAAACAAGGATTCAGGGCGGCAACACAAGATGAAGTAAAAAAACGATTAGAAGGTGAAAAATATTCTGGCTTCGGGGCTGGTACTAAAGCTTTTGGTGCGGGATTATTGTCCGGGCTAACCTTTGGTGCATCAAACAAAATTCTCTATCGTGGTACTGGCGTTAAAAAAGAAACGCTCCAGAAACTACGTGCGTACCAACCTGGAGCAACTACAGCTGGTGAAATAGTCGGTGCCATTGCTCCTATGTTTATTCCAGGTGGCCAGGCAGGCGTAGCTAGTCGTGCTGGGACAGTTGCAAAAGTAGCAAAAGGCGTGGGCACTGCGCCAAGATTAGTTTCCAGATTAGGCGCCACTACTGAAAAAACGCTCGCTGGCCTTTTATTAAGGGAAGGAACACAAGCGGGTCGCATTGCTAAAGGTGCGGTGTCCATTGGTTCTAAAATGGCTGGAGCCGGCGTCGAAGGCGGAATCTATGGTTTAGGTCAAGCCATCACTGAAAGGGACCTTGGAGATGAAGAATACAACGCTGAAAAAATGTTGTCTACTGTAGCAAAGGGAGCTTTGTTTGGTGCCGCCGGCGCAGGGGTATTATCTGCTACCGGAAAGATAGCAAAGACTGTAGGCACTCCTGTATTAAAACAATTAAAAGGCTCCACTCCGATGCAAAAAATAACCGGTTGGCTAAAGGATTTTTCAGAAAAACGAGCAGTTAAAGCATTAGGTAGAGACACTGGAGCATATAAACGATTAACTCGAAAAGGTAATCGTCCCGAAAGAATCAATGAATTGGGAGAATGGCTATTGAATTATAAAGTAGCCACCGAAAAAGGCGAACAATCGATCATTACCAAATTAGATGATTTGGAAAGTATCAGTAGCAAACTTGATACCGCCCAGGATGTTGCTGGTAGTAGTATAGGCGACGCATTAAAAGACCTAGACGAATTGCCAGATATTTCTCAAATAGGTGATAAGGCAGGAAATATCTATATGACTTCGGAAGGTAAACTAACTGCATTTAATCCTATTGATATAGCGAATAGAATAGAAAATGAAGTGATTATACCAAGAGCAAAAGTATTAGGTACAGCAAAAAACTCCTTGGTAAAAGAAGCGGAAACTATTGCAGCACAATTACGAGCGCGCGAACAAGCTGGTATAACTTTGTTAGATACCAACAACATGCGTATTGATTTAGACAAGCAAATAAATTGGGACCGTATTTCTACACGCGATGGTAGTCTTACGGGTAAAGGCGAAGTCTTGCAGGAAATACGTAGCATATTAAGTGATGAAATAGATCGCAAAGCTAAAGTTATATCGGAAATAAAAGATGCTGGACAGACCTATAATAATTGGTTGAAAGCCAAGAAAGATTACAGCAATACTATGTCTGCACAAGAATTTGTGAAATCTGAATTACAGCGCAGAGAGCGTAACAGATTCATTTCGCCTTCTGATTATGGTTCTGGCCTTGGTCTCGGGATTGCTTCAGCCGTTACCAGTGGCTCTATTCCTACTGGCCTATTGTGGGGCGGTTTTAGTGCCGCTACTAATAAGATGATGAGAGAACGGGGGCCACAGTTTCTTGCCGGTATCTCGGATGATATAGTCAAGGGTTTAAGTAGCATTCAAAAGAGCACCTCAGTGATAGACAAAAGAATAGACAAGGCTGTAAAGACTTTTTTTGACACCGAAACTGTGCGGGTTGCGGCACCATTATCTACAAAAATATTGTTTGATAGTAAATGGGGTCGACCAGCCAAAAAGGAAAATCTAATCGATTCTTATAAACGCAATTCAAAGGAAATAACACGATTAGTAGAGAACATAAATGCTACGTCAGACGGATTGATAAATACAACGAAGCGCATGTCTAACATAGCACCCAAGATAACAGAGAATATGAATACTAAAGCGATTAATCTATTACAGTTATTATACGACAAGATGCCAAAGAAACTAAACAGGCCAGGTTATTCTGGTAGGCCGTCTGATGCGGAGATAATTAAATGGAGTAAATACCTCGATGCGATAGACGATCCGCTTTCGGTTATAGAAGGCTTAAGTCATGGACGGATATCTCGCGAAGGGGTTGAGGTTTTAAGAGTAGGTTATCCAAAGTTATATGAAGAAGTAAAACTAAAAATGCTTAATAGTATGGCCGATAGAGAAGTCCCGTATAATAAGCGAGTTTTATTAAGTATTTTATTTAATACGCCGTTTGAGCACTTTATGGAACCAAACGTATTGGCAACCATACAAGGTAGTTTTGAACCAACACAAGAAACGCAAGCACAAACGGGAAACATAAGAAAGTCAGAGCCTATGTTATATAAGCAACTGGCAATGACATAAAATCGATAAGGAGGTTATTATAATGTCTTATGGTTTTTTTGCACCGCTAAAATGGTCAGCGGAAACAGAATGGAGGTCTGGGGAAACGGAATTTTCTGTTGATACCGATGGGTATTTGGGAGACGATATTGTGTCAAATCCGATTGATTTCGGCACACACACGTCAGGTTCTATTTCTTTACACTGGTGGGCAGACACAAACGGTAGTGATGACCTAGCAGGATATTTCTATTTACAGGTAGCAACAGACGGTTATTATGGCAGTTTAGGGCCACATAAAAGCCTTACTGGTACAATGCCCGATGAATTTTGGGTTGATTTAGATGATAGCACCGAATTAGTTTCAACAACGCAGGGGTCAAGAGACACAATTTTATACAACCTGCAGGAAATTGGATATAGGCTGTGTCGTGTTGTATGGGTTAATACCGCTGGATATGGTCGCTTGTCGGGCCATGCCATGGGCAAACGATAAGGAGGCCAACAATGGGAACATATATTAAATTACCTATACCGGAATATTCCTATGATGTCACTGAGTCTGAACATTATGACCAATTATCGGATACCCTGCAAACAATTATAAAAGACCTAGACGGTTATCTCACTTCCGACTCAAACACTAATGCTGATGGTTATGTTGCTTTTTTTACCAATTCAACTAATTTAGAAGGCGACAACGATCTTTATTGGAACCGTGAAACAAACAGATTAGAAGTGAAAGGGCAAGGTATTTACAACCCAGACGGTCCTGTAGTATTAGGAACTAATGCTACCACAAGTCATTCTCTTGGAACTGGTGACGTTCTGGTTGGTGGAAGCCTGGAAGTCGATGGACCTTTTCTATATGTCGATGGAAGACTGGTTGTTACAGACTATGGCGGGGTCAGTCTGATAGCTTCTAATCTTTTTATTCACGGTTCATCATATATTTCCCCTAGTAACCAATATGTTTTCGGTCTACATTCAGACCAAGATCGAACCATGGTAATCACTGACCAAGCAAACTACGGTAAGAACCACGGTATTACTTTAGCTGACCAAGCAACTATAAAATTATTTGCAAACAGAGACCCAACCGAAGATTCGACACGATGGCTTGGGTTATGGCATGAAGAACAACGTGGAGTAATATCTACCGGCTATGGAGAATTAGATTTTCGTCCCGGAGAAAATACTCAGCTGAAAGTTGCTGATGGTTACGCTTCGTTTAAAGGAGATGTATACGTAGAATCTGGACAAAAACTTTATTTAGATGGTGGCGACGATACTTACATTCAAGAAGTTAGTCCCAATACACTTAAATTAAGCGGCGGTGGTAGTAATTTTTATATTTCTAATTCTACAATAACATCTTATTTAGATTACGATTCATTTAATAAACGTATTCATGATAGTAGCGGAGCCTTAAATCTTGGTGCATCAGCAACACCTTCTGTTATTAGTGATTCAGCTGGCAATGTGGTCTGTGGTGCAGAGTTAGAAGTAGATGGCTATGCCCAGTTTGTTGCACCTATCGCTACTCCTGCTACGTCCAAAACTCTTGGACCAGGGGACTCGTCTTTCGCTGCAGAATCTAGTGTAATGCTAATTACTGGCGACGGCTCTGGCAACACGATCTCTGCTATCTACGGTGGGCATAGCGGTATGTGGCTAACGCTAATCTTCCAAGACAGCAACGTTACTTTAAATGATACTGCTTATGGTTCGCTCGGAGCCAACCAAATGGCATTAAACAACCCATTGTCCTCTGCGTCTGGCACTGTATTACAACTAGTGCATGACGGTACCGGGTGGGTTGAAAAAAGCAGAAGTGCAAACGGATAAGCTGGAGCAAATAGATGTCTGATAATCTTTGGCAAGACTTAAAAACAAAGGTTGATAAAACAAGTGATGAGCTTGTAGAAGCCAGAATTGAACTAAAAGCCCAAGGTGTGCAAATACAACAAATTAAAGAAAATGTCGGTGGATTACATACTAAGGTAGACAGACTAATAGACCACACGTTACAATCAGCCAACAAGTCGAGTGCTTGGTGGAGATCTCTGGCCTTTAAGGTTTTGCTTGCCTTGGTTGGTGCAGGTGGCCTTGGTGTGGGAGCAAAGGTATTGTTGGGTGAGAGTCAGCCTGTTCAGGCTAAGACAACAACATCAATGGAAGTGAAGAAGTAGAGGATTACTTAAGGTAGATATTCTTGTTCTGAAAACGAGTGCTCGATTACCTCAACTCTGTTGTTCTTATGATATATGCCAGTAAGCCAAGACACTCGATGCTTCTTACTAATAGGATAGCGGTATGAGCAACACATACGGGCTATTATTATATCAGGAGTAGAAATAAAGTCTTGGTAGGCTTGTCCACATGTCAATAGTTCAAGCCTACCTATAGCTGACCGCGCACCAGTTACTCTATCAACAGTCTCGTGTGTTATGTATGTTGGTAACGATTGGAATGCTCTAATATGGGCATTTGTGCGTGTGTCAGCACAAGCAAGGAAAGTATCCTTGGTTTGCCCGTAAACATGGCTGGCGTGTCGTGTAGAAGCGCACGATACGATTGTTAGGATGGCCAACAGAATAGTGACAATGACACTTGTTGCCTTGGTCTCTGGCCTGCGCTTGTGTGATTTAATCCAGCCTTTCTCCTGGGCCTTACGCACCCAAGCTTCCCCGAATTGCTCCCTCAAGTTATCAATCTCACTCTGCGTCGGTTTCCGTTTTGACACCGTCGTTTCCTTTCATTGTCCCGTAGGGGACGTTCAGTTGTAAAACACCACGCTGTTGTGTGGCTTCATCCCTGCGATCGTAGCGGGCGGTAATCTGAACATTGCTGTGCCCAACTTGACGGGCAATCGTGCTCAGGTCGACACCAGCGTCGAGCAACTCCGAGATAAACGACCTACGTAGGTCATGGGGTGAGAATGGCTTAATACCCGCTTTCTTGTGTCTCAGACGCACTATATCGTAGACAGTCTGGGCATTGATCGCTCTGCCAACTACAACAAATCCAGACTTGCGAACCCGGTTGAAAAGGTAGCCTGGCTTGACGCCACGGTTCACTAGCCATTCGACCACGGCGTTTACGGTTCCAGGTGGCAAGAACACGGTCCGCTCTTTGTTGCCCTTGCCGATGACCTTGCAGCGCCCCTCGGCTATATTGACATTCTCGACCTGTAACTCGGCAACTTCGGCTCGTCGTAGGCCTGCACCGTAGAGCATGGCCAGGATAGCAATGTCGCGATTACCAAGGGCCCTATTGCTGTCCTTGGCGCAGGTCTCAAACAATGTGGCAATCTCGTCTACCTTTACCACCCTACCCTTTGGTTGGCGTTTTCCACGAATCGGTGACACGTCAATGGTTCTTGCCATAGCCTCATGGGTCAATAGCCCCAAGCGCCAGGCTGTCTTTAGCACGCCACGCACAGCGGTAAGGTAGCGGTTTGCTGTAGCGGGTGCGTACCGTCTGACCAAGTGTGCCCGTAGAGCCGCAAGGTGCGGTGCTTTTAGTTCGTGCCAGGCCAACTCATCGGCTAGTACTTGGTCGTCGCTAAGAACCGAAGCCACGGATTCAAGAGCTGACCGCATAGTGCGGGCCGAGCCAGCATTGAAAGCACTGAGGTAAGTGTTAATTGGGTTGTCTTCGTATCGGTGGGTTTTGATGAAGATAGGCATGTTAGTCTTCGATAAACCTCGGCAGGGTCGCCCCAAGCTTGGTGAATGCTAGGTTGTAAGTAGCCGAGCAAGAACTAGACACCCTACATTCTGCCGCACTTGGAATGAGTTGCCCGTTTCCGACTGGCCAATATTCGTAGGAGCACATAGCCTCAAGCGTCACCTCATAGCCGTCCGAGTCGATGTAGGTGCACGTTTCGATACTATCGGCCACGCAAGCGTCCGGGTATTCGTCCAACGTTGTCATCCAACAGTGACCGTCGGTCATAGCCGCTTCGATATACGCGCTAAACAAGCCCTCTGGAGAATGGATGTAGAGGTCGATGCCACGCAACCCAAAGGGGTTATAGGCTTGCTTGCTGATACCAACCCGATAACGGCCATTGACCATTTCCAGGCCAGTACAATCGATGTCTCCACAAGCGACTGTGGCCATAGAGATGGCAACCAAGATAACAAAAGAAGTAATCAGTTTGAAGACTGCGCTAGCCTTGGCGAATATCCCTTTGCGCTCGTATTCCTCGGCGACCTTGCGGTACTCGTGCTTGGCCATGTTGGGACGTCCCATCTTGCGTAGTAGATCTGCCCTACGCAAACGAAGTGTCGGGCTGTCTGGCTTATTGGCTATGGCTTGCTCGTAGACTTGGAGCGCTTCGTTGAGGTTTCCTCCGTTGATTAGTTTTGCCGCTTTGTTAATCATAGGTATCTCCTTAGTTGTTGTGTAGATGTGTGACGATTGCTACGCCTTGAAAAGTGTGATTTTTACAGCGTATGTATATCGAAAACGAAGACCGCCTCGCGAGCCCCCGCCTGGTTTCCTTTGCTGTCAGCGTGCTTATCATCTCCCCTACTCCAAGTCTACCATAGCCATCCTGTTTTTTCATCCGGGCTTTGGACCGGCAACGGCACAGTTACTAGGGCCACAAGGGCCCCGGTTTCACTTCTCCTTTCTGGCCTCGCAGGTCACCGCGAAAGTCTTATCGTCGAGCTTGCGAACGCGCAGGAGAGTACCATCCTTGCGGTCCTTGTTGGCGTCTTTTGCCCAGTTGCGTAGGCGGGAAACGAATGAAGAATCGCAACCCTCGTATGGGATGCCGTCCCCTTCTTTGAGAGCGTCCCACCTTTGCTGTAGCGGATTCGCCTTTTTGGTTGCCCCCTTGGTGGCAAAGTTCATTGCTTTTACCTTCATCGTTTTTCCTGCTTTACCTGTCATCGTCCTTTGTCCTTTCTTGTTGGTTTTCGTTCAACTGATATGATCGGCTACTTTTCGCCAATCTACAACCAAATCTTACACTAATTTTTGTAGTAATATTATACACTTAAAAATTAGTGTGGTTGTCCTACATTGTGTGTGCGTGTAGTTATCCCTTAGTCTATCCGCTCCCCATACATGTATGCTTGTTCCGTCTCAAGTTGTCCGTTTGGATACCAGTATTTCACAATCCCGTGTTGTTGCCCTTGGTGGTAAGGGATTTCCCTTTCAAGTTTTCCATTCTCATGCCAATATCTTACAATCCCGTGTTTTTGTCCTTTGTGGTATGGGGCTTTAAACTCAAGTTTTCCATTCTCATCCCAACATTTCACAACCCCGTGTTCTTGTCCTTTGTGCCATGGGATTTCCCACCAAAGTTGTCCATTTGGATACCAGTATTTCACAACCCCGTGTTTTTGTCCTTGTCGGTATGGAATTTCACTTTCAAGTTTTCCGTTCTCATCCCAACGTTTCTCAACGCCGTGTTGTTGCCCTTTGTGGTAAGGGATTTCCTTTTGAAGTTGGCCATTCTCGTGCCACCATTTCACAACCCCGTGTAGTTGTCCTTGTTGGTATGGAATTTCCCACCAAGGTTGTCCATCATCATACCACCATTTCTCAACGCCGTGTGGTTGCCCTTTGTGGTAAGGGATTTCCTTTTGAAGTTTTCCATTCTCATGCCAGGATCTTACAACCCCGTATCCTTGCTCTTGGTTGTATGTGACCACCTGTTTAAGTTTTCCGTTAGGCCACTTTTCAACCGCACCATATATGATACCTTCGACGCAATTACAAATCGCAAACAACATAGCAAACACAACTAATACCCTTTTCATTCTACTTTTCCTTTCTCTGTCAATTACAGCTTTAGAAGCTTTTCAATTATACTAGGGTCAGTTATTTTACCTCCCCAATGTTCTTCATAGACACCACCCATTACGTCATGCATTGTATCATTGTGTAAATTAGGACAGGCTTCCTTTAGCTCCTGTGGTGTTAATGTCATTTGTCCATAACTGTTTGTTTCTATAGTTACATGACCAAATGCAACTGCATGGCAAAGCCAATCTAAATAGGTATGAGTTGGGCCAGGATACGGTGGTCTACTACAACTAATGATCGTTTTCATTATTTCGTCTTTTAATGTTTGGTCTAACATTCTATTCTACTTTCCTTTCTATGTTAGAACCCTGATCTATTCAGAGTGCTATTCCGTGTTCCCAATACGTTTCACTTTCAAGTTGTCCATTTAAATACCACCGTTTCTCTACCCCGTGTTTTTGTCCTTGGTGGAACGGGACTTCATACTTAAGTTTTCCGTCTTCATACCAACGTTTCACAACCCCGTGTTGTTGCCCTTGGTGAAATGGTATTTCAACTTCAAGGTGTCCATTCTCGCGCCACCGTTTCTCAACCCCGTGTTCTTGCCCTTGGTGAAATGGTATTTCCTTTTGAAGTTGTCCATTTTCGTGCCACCGTTTCATAACGCCGTGTTCTTGCCCTTGGTGAAACGGGACTTCATACTTAAGTTTTCCGTCTTCATACCACTGTTTATCAATCCCGTGTATTTGTCCTTGTTGGTATGGGGCTTCAATTTGAAGTTGTCCATTCTTGTGCCACTGTTTTACAATGCCGTGTCTTTGCCCTTGGTGAAACGGGACTTCAAACATAAGTTTTCCATTCTCATCCCAACGTTTCTCAATGCCGTGTGGTTGCCCTTGGTGATATGGGGTTTCCTCTTGAAGTTGGCCATTCTCGTGCCAACGTTTCTCAACCCCGTGTTTTTGCCCTTGTTGGTAAGGGATTTCTGATTGAAGTTGTCCGTCTTCATACCAGTATTTTATAACCCCGTGTTCTTGCCCTTTGTGCCATGGGATTTCCTCACAAAGTTGTCCATTCTGATACCACCGTTTCTCAATGCCGTGTGGTTGCCCTTGGTGGAATGGAGCTTCACTTTGAAGTTGGCCATTCTCGTGCCAACGTTTCTCAACGCCGTGTTTTTGCCCTTGGTGGAACGGGACTTCACTTTCAAGTTGTCCATTTGGATACCAATATCTTACAACATAGCTTTTCGTTTCCGCATTGATATCACTTATAGTAATAGGATCGTTTTCTTCATCCTGCCAATGAATTCCTTTTTCATCTTTATGTGTCAATCCTGATATCCAGGCTGTGTAAGCGTCGTGTAGTAAGTTCATTGTTTTATTCCGTGTTCCCAATAGGTTTCCAACCAAAGCTTTCCATTGTCATGCCACACTTTCACAACCCCGTGTTTTTGTCCTTGATAAAATGGTATTTCCGCCCTAAGTTTTCCATTCTCATACCACCGTTTCATAACGCCGTGTATTTGTCCTTGTTGGTATGGTATTTCAACTTCAAGTTGTCCGTTATCGTGCCACCATTTCACAACCCCGTGTTTTTGTCCTTTGTGCCATGGTATTTCCTCATAAAGTTGTCCATTCTCATCCCAACGTTTCATAACGCCGTGTCTTTGCCCCTGATAAAATGATAGTTCACTTTCAAGTTGTCCATTTGGATACCAATATCTTACAATATAACTTTCCGTTGCCACATTCACATTGCTTATGGTAATAGGATCGTCATATTTATCCTGCCAATGAATTCCTTTTTCGTCTTTGTGTGTAAATCCTGATGTCCATGCTGTGTAAGCGTCGTGTAGTAATGTCATTCTGTTTTTCCTTTCTCTATTGGTGGAACGGGTGAGTCGGGGAGGATTGATAAAAAGGAGGACCCTACCCACCCGTTCCTAGTTGTTTGTTGCTAGTTCTTGATTGGTTAGAGCGTGATGGTATCGGAACCGATACGCTGAACTGGCTGGTCAGAGAGTGTGCAACTTTTATGCCAACGACGAAAACCCCAACGAAATCAAGCAACACACATTGTGGTAAGATGTGTGACACTATGACATGCAGGTCTGTGTGGGAATGTAGTCCTCAACAAAATCAGGTAGTTGTAGCTTGAAAAAAAGTCAGAGCTTATTCCTTCATATTCTTTTTATACTCTCTAATTATTCTCGCTAATAATTCAGACTTTGATATGTCCAGTTGTTTTGCTTGGGTATCAAACCAATTGAATAACTCTTTGTCTTTCTGCTTAATGTAAAACATTTTTCTTTGTTCCATAATATTACTCCTTACTTTTTTTGTTTTTCCAATATTCTATTTGTCTTAATCTCCGCTCAACCTGTTTCTCTGTTTTATAAGGCCCAGCGATCTTCTTACCCTTATGGTCTACTATAATATAGCCTTTATTCGTTTTCTTTATCATATTTACACCTCCAAGCCCCACGCGTCCCAACCTTGTGCCCTTTGCCTTGCGAATAACTCAATGCGTGGTATATTGCCATATAGTTCTACGATTCGATCCCGTGCTTCATCTGGCTTCCTACTGTGTTCCCTGCGCTTGGATATTATAACTGAACTGACTTTATTACTTACTGGCTTAAGCCTTCCTTTAATGCCAAGCAAACAGACTTCAGCGTTCGATTTAGTGTAGTAGCCAACACCAAAACAGGGCCTACCATTTCTTTTGTTGGTTTTAATCCAAGTGAAAGCGACCGTTTTATAATCAAAGCCCCAGTGCTTAAATAATTTAATTTGCTCGTCTAAATAAGGAAACGTGCACCACAGAAATAGAGCACAGTTTGGTTCAGCTATATTTGGAACCGGTAACGCTTTAATCTCCGCCATAGACATTAAATCATAGTGGCCACAAGCTCCACCACGAAATCGTGTTTTATGATTTGCTTTGCTATTGTATTTCCAAGGCGGATCGGCGTAGATTATGGAATATTGTTTATTTGTTGTTAGATTCATATCGACTAATCCTATTTGCTTTATTATGGGTTATATATACTACTATTTATTAGCTCTGTCTATATCCGTGTTCCCAATACGTTTCACTTTCAAGTTGTCCGTTCTCGTTCCACACTTTCACAACCCCGTGTTTTTGTCCTTGATAAAATGGTATTTCCGCCCAAAGTTTTCCATTCTCGCGCCACTGTTTCACAACCCCGTGTTGTTGTCCTTGGTGAAATGGTATTTCCTCTTCAAGTTGTCCGTTATCGTACCACCGTTTCACAACCCCGTGTTGTTGTCCTTGGTGAGCTGGGATTTCCGCCTTAAGTTTTCCACTCTCATACCACTGTTTCACGATTCCGTGTTCTTGTCCTTTGTACCATGGGACTCTAAACTCAAGTTTCCCATTCTCATACCACCATTTCTCAACCCCGTGTTGTTGTCCTTTGTGCCATGGGGTTTCAACTTCAAATTGTCCGTTTTCATTCCACCGTTTCTTAATGCCGTGTATTTGTCCTTGTCGGCACGGTATTTCCAACCAAAGTTGCCCATTCTTGTGCCACTGTTTTACAATGCCGTGTCTTTGCCCTTGGTGAAACGGGACTTCATTTTCAAGTTGTCCGTTATCATACCAGTGTCTTACAACATAGCTTTCTGTTTCCGCATTTACATTGCTTATGGTAATAGGATTGTCATATTTATCCTGCCAATGAATTCCTTTTTCATCTTTATGTGTCAATCCTGATAACCATGCTGTGTAGGCGTCGTGTAGTAAGTTCATTGTTTTATTCCGTGTTCCCAATGGGTTTCTAACTCAAGCTGTCCATTCTCATGCCACAGTTTCACAACCCCGTGTTGTTGCCATTGGTGAAATGGGATTTCTGCTTCAAGCTGTCCGTTCTCATGCCACCGTTTCATAACGCCGTGTAGTTGTCCTTGATAAAATGGTATTTCCAACCAAGGTTGTCCGTTTTCATACCACTGTTTCACAACCCCGTGTTTTTGTCCTTGGTGAAATGGGGCTTCAATTTGAAGTTGTCCGTTCTCGTACCACCGTTTCTCAACGCCGTGTTGTTGCCCTTGGTGAAATGGTACTTCCTTCAAAAGTTGTCCGTTTTGATACCAATATCTTACAACATAGCTTTTTGTTTCCGCATCAATATCACTTATGGTAATAGGATCGCCATTCTCATCCTGCCAATGAATTCCTTTTTCATCTTTATGTGTCAATCCTGATAACCAGGCTGTGTAAGCGTCGTGTAGTAATGTCATTTTTTCACCCCTGCTAATCGTTCAATCAATTGCTCTGAACGCAATTCGTCTCTGGTATCCTGGAGCATCTTAATGCGCTCATCCAACTCGAGAATCTTTTTATCTAGAGGTACGTCCCAAGAAATAGTATAATTGGCACCCGGATAAGAACTATTATTGACAACACCAAACCCTAATGCCATTAATCTATCAATAAATAATTGGTTGACGTCGCCTAACGAGCAATTGACCAAGCCACTTCTTGCAGAATCATAAATATGAGACATTATTTCTTCAAATGCTTTATCGCTATTTGCCAGTGTTCTGACTTTCTTGGCGTCTTTTAATTTATAACATTCATAATAGCACATACGATGATAATATTTTATTAATAGTGTATTAGATTCAGTGTAGATTTTGCGTTGCCATGGACGAATAGGCTTATTACATATTGGACATAGTTTCATTATTTTTTATCCTTATTATCTCTGCTTCCTATGTAATATTTGATTTTAGAAATAAACCAACTGGCATTCTATTTTTATAGTTATAATTATTATTATTGTGTCGTATAATATTTGGTTTTAATTTATCACTAATAATATCACATGTTGTAGCAAGACATTCTTTTGGCGTGATACAATTACAGGTAGTTGCTTTTGGTATAATTTTTATGTTATGAAAATTATTACTTTGTTTTAAACCGTATGCAGTTGATCTAACGCAGGCACAAGCGTTGATTCCACATATTCTTAAATTATTTGACTGTAAGAATGTAGTATTTTTCATCGTTGATATTATTTCAGTTGTTCCGCAGTCTTTGTTCTTTTTAACAATTTTATATTTATTATATTCTTTAAGCACGCGGTATATTTTTTTATGTGATGTAGAGCCATTAAACTCTACAATCATTATGCCAGCTTCATCTTTCATAGCCAATTTTCTTTGTTTTATCACTTGGCGTAGGATTTTTTTATGTGCTGGAAATCTTTTTTGCACATCAATAACACATAGTGTATATCTCATTCCTCTTCATATTCTCCGGTATATACATCAACGTATCCTTCATCTTTGGGATACTTTTCATCTATTACACTATTGCAGAAATCTATTTTTTTTCTTATGTCGATTGAACCATATCGCCAGTCCTCGCCATTCCAGTTTTCAGAATAAATTACGTCAGTTGTTTTTTTACACATCTCAAAGTATTCATCAACGTAACCTTTCCAATCGTAGTTGGGAAACACGATTGCCATTTTTTTCGCTAATTCATTAGCACATGTATCACACCCACCATCAGCAGTGCCTAAAATATAGCCTATTAGTTGTGCTTCTTTTTTAGTCATTTTCATTCTCCCAATTATTCATTTCTTTATGCAGATCTAATGTTTCTTGCGTAAGCATAAGATCTGCGTCTTTTTCTGCTAATGCTCTGTAATATTCCAAGAACTGCTGTTCTGTAATCTCGTCGGCGCCTGTAGTGTGATATACCGTGCTTGCAATTTTTTTTACAAACGACAATGATTTATTAGAATAAAAGAAGTGCTTGTTTTCGCCTATTGTAGTAATGCAGTAATATTTTTTCATCCTATACTCCTATCTCATTGTTTTATTCCGTGTTCCCAATGGGTTTCACATTCAAGCTTTCCATTCTTGTACCACTGTTTAGCAACACCGTGTATTTGCCCTTGGTGATATGTGGTTTCCATCCAAAGCTGTCCGTTTTCATACCACTGTCTCACAACACCGTGCTGTTGCCCTTGTTGGTATGGGACTTCAAACATAAGTTGTACGTTGCCATACCACCGTTTCACAACGCCGTGCTGTTGTCCTTGTTGGTATGGGACCTCAAACATAAGTTGTCCGTCGGCATACCACTGTTTCACAACCCCATGTCTTTGCCCTTGGTGAAATTGGATTTCCGCTTCAAGTTGTCCATCGGCATCCCAATCCTTTTCAGTTCCGTATTTTTGTCCTTGTTGGTATGGGACCTCAAGTTTAAGTTGTCCATTTTCGTGCCACTGTTTCACGATTCCGTGTTTTTGTCCTTGGCGATATGGTTCTTCACTTTCAAGTTGTCCATTTGGATACCAATATTTTACAATATAGCTTTTTGTTTCCATATTGATATTGCTTATGGTAATAGGATCGTTTTCTTCATCCTGCCAATGAATGCCTTTTTCATCTTTGTGTGTCAATCCTGATGTCCATGCTGTGTAAGCGTCGTGTAGTAGGTTCATTATTTTATTCCGTGTTTCCTTATCATTTTTTCTATGTATTCTTGTCCTATTACGTGTTTCCTTATTATTTTTTCTATGTATTCTTGTCCTTGGTCATAGGGGATTTCCCGCCAAAGTTGTTCATTGCCACACCACTCTTTCACAACCCCGTGTCTTTGCCCTTGATAATATGGTATTTCTTCTTCAAGCTTTCCGTTCTCGTGCCACCATTTCGCGATTCCGTGTTTTTGTCCTTGGTGAAACGGGATTTTCCACCAAAGTTTTCCGTTTTCGTACCACCGTTTCTCTACCCCGTGTTTTTGTCCTTGATGGTAAGGGATTTCCCACCAAAGTTTTCCATTTTCGTGCCACTCTTTCGCAACCCCATGTTGTTGCCCTTGGTGAAATGGTACTTCCTTCAAAAGTTGTCCATTTTGATACCAATATCTTACAACATAGCTTTTTGTTTCTATGTCAATATCACTTATAGTAATAGGATCGTTTTCTTCATCCTGCCAATGAATTCCTTTTTCATCTTTATAAGTTAGCCCTGATAGCCAGGCTGTGTAAGCGTCGTGT